CGGTTTCTTCGACTTCCTCCTCTTCGGTTTCGACTTCCTCGGTTTCGGTGGATTCCTCGGTCTCTGATTCCTGTAAGCGTTGGGCGATAAAGTCCTCGGCACTCAGGTTATCGGCACTGATTTGCCCATCAGCGGTAGGGGATTGGTCTGCTTTCATTGGTAAAACACCAGTTTCAACGCCCTGGCGATAGCGGTTGTCGGAATCCTTACTAACTTAGTAATGATTCAGGCGCAAGCACAAAAGATGCAAATGCAATAAAATTGCATTACCGGATTGGCAAAGCAATGACCGGGCGACTTTCGCCACGGTGGTGTCAGGACAGCGTCTCCAGCATCTCCTGCAATGTCGCCAGTGATCCGGCGATCTTCATCACGTCGTTGGGTGTCTCCGCTTGCCTCAGATCCGCCACGAATCTTTCGCGCTCCTGCCGGATGAAATCCAGCACCACGTGATATTCGTCGAATCCCAGCAATTTTTCCACAGACCGCGAAAGGTCCGGCATTGGTAGTTCTGTGCTCATGGTCGTGAATTACTGCTCCATCGCCTGCGTCTGCACTCCGCCCATCTCTGCCGGGTTAGTGCCCAGCCTGCCGATCTGCGCGTTCTGCATCTGCTGCATGGAGAATTGGTATTGCTCGGCATACTTCGTGAGGCGGGCCGCGAATGCCTCGTCGCCTTGGAGGCGCTGCGCCACGTCCGGTTGTTGCGCATACCCTTGGATCATCTGGAGGGCGAACTGCGCACCGTTCGGGCGGGCAGGCACCTCGATGCCGGCATACAACTTGGCAAGGTCGTCGGTCACGTCCTTCATCATCTTGTCCGCTGCTTCCTTGTCGGGTTGCAGCACGTAGTCGGCAAAAAACGGATTGATCGCGCTGGCTGCAAATTCCAGCACCCTGTCGGGGTTCATCTTGCCGTTGGGGTCCAACCGGATCAGGGAAACCATGGTTTCCAGTTGTGACTTCGCATTTTCGGGGTCGGTCGATGTGGTGTCAAATGACACGGTGATCTGGTAGTTGTCGTCCGGCGATCCTTTCCCCATCGTCTGAGGGTTCGGGTTGCCAGTCACCATGAAGAACACCTCGTCCGGACCTACCCGCTGGAACAACTTGAATGCCATCGCCAGCACGTCCTTCACGTGGTCGAGGAACTTGTTCACGATGAATTGCTGGCGGATGCCAGAAATCGGGTTGTTCATGTCCAGCCCGACAGCACGGTCTGCCTGCGCCACCATCTGTGCCTCGATGCGTTCTGATCCTGGGTCGGGCGGCGGGGTCGGGCCAAAAGCAACTTCTCCCAGTCGGCGGTAAGGCACCTTCACTCCCGGACCCCACGTGGTCGGCGCTCGGCCTGCGGGGTGCATGATCGGCGGCAGTGTCGCCATGCTGGCACGGTCGATCCGGCTGTCGCGCTCGGTTTTGATCTGCATCTGCGGGCCTCGCAGGATGTCGGAGAACGTGCGGGTTTCGTAGATGTTCGCTTGGTCGTCGCTCAGGCGGGTGACAATGAACGGGTAATCGTCGTGCCCGTTCATCAGTTCGTGCTTGGCGTATCCCTCGGCATCGGGGTGAAACACCGTGCAGTAGATCCCCTCGCTGCCGTCAGAATCAATCAACCGTTGGAATCCGTAGAGCACTGCCACAAGGTCGTTGGTCGTGTTCGATTGGAGCCGGTCAAATGCCTGCGGCCTGTCTGCCACGGTTTCATGATCCTCGGTGCCCTTGCGTGTCTCGATCACCATGTCCACCCATTCCCTGTCCCACCCATCGCTGGTCACCTTCTTTTCAAGTTCCTGCGGGGTCATGTGCGTCCGCCACATCACCCATGGCGCACGCTGGATGTCGGTTGTGTAGGGCGGGAAGAAAACCTCTTGATCCGGTGCCAGCGAACAGACGATCGGGCAGTCCACTGATTGCCGTGCTGTGGGGATTTCCGCCACCCCTGTCTTGCGTAGGTCGCGCACCGCACGCTTGGCCTTGGAATCGCGCAACCCCGGAAATGCTTGCTGCAACATGCCAGTCGCATCTGCCTCGGCCAGAGGGTCGAGGATCGCCTCCACCAACGGTAGCATTTCCTCCGCCTCTGCCATTTGCTCCAGGCTTATTGATTGCTTGTAGGTGCGGGATTCCGACTTCCACCCGATGTAGGACACCATGATCCCCTTTTCGAGCAAGTGGTTTGCCCCGAGTTCCATCTGCCTGCGGAATCCGGGGATGTAGCTGGATCGCATCCATTTGAGGAAACCGGACACCACGGTTGCACGACTCATGGTTGCCATGCTCGTCGGGAATGCCTTGATGTGAGAACGGTCCAGCGATTGCGTCAGGATCGCCACAAATGCGTCCACCCGCTCGCCAATGGTGTTGACCTCCATGTCAGACGCCCCCTCCCAAGGAAAGGCATTTGCGCCGTGTTTGCGCATGTCTGTGGATTTCCCATCCCAAATGTTCCGGCGGTCACGGTAGGACCGCTCGCACGCCTCGAAGTATGGGTTCAGGTGATTCAGTGCGGTGGTGTAGGCCGTCTGCAACGCGGGCACGTTCGGAGACTTTGCCGCGTAAATCATCGCCTGTTCCTGCTCTTGCTCGGGAGTGGTGTTCATCGGATTTCTTCGTAAAGGTCAGCTTCGAGGTGGCGGCAGCGGAATGTCTGTCCGCGCGGTGACTTGCGGGATTTGAGCACTCGCACCTTGATCTTCTTGCCGTCCATGTTTGCCAATACCCACCGGGCATTCTGGCACGGGCGCAGGCCGATTGCGGTCACCACGGATTCCTTGATTTCCACGGCAGGCAGGGTAGGGGAATCCATCGGCAATTCGTCTGCGGTCACCTCGGAATCCGCTGCACGGATCACCAATGGAGTCTCCTTGGCCGTTGCTGATTTCTTGGGCTTCGCCCATTTTGGAAGTGGTGCTTCTTGCATTTGCAATAAAGTTGCATTATTATCGGCCAATTGTCAATATCCGCCTGTCCCTTGCCGTGTCGCCTGCATTTTTGCCGCCGATACGTGGTCGAGGTCACCGCATGCTGCGTAGCGCAGAACGTCCATTGGATCTTTCCACGCCTCGTTTTTTCCGTCCTCACCGGTGTATTCCGACAGCGCGTTGATAATGTTCACGCAATCCGTGGACACGTAAAAATGCGGACGGTTCAGCGAGTCCATCGGCTTGTGAGTATCCCACGACATCAGGCCGATCAGTTTTTGCAGCCCGTCATCGATGTCGATGCCAGGCGCGGGGATGAATGTGAGTCCGTGGTCTTCGAGGTCTTGGATGATCGATGATTCGCCTTCGGACACTTGGTAGCGGGCCGCACCGAGCCGCGGGTCGATCAGGCGCTCGAAGATGTCCTCGCTTCCCTCCATCTCGCGGATCATCTCCACGTAGTCGCGGATGCCGTATCCTTGGCCTTTGGCTCCCTCGCCCAGCATCCATTTTCCGTTGCGCCATTCCGCCCAGTCGCCCACGTCCACGCCCGGCCATTCCCTATACACGTAGTGAGTTCCGCTGGCGTCCACGGCAATCCAGCACATGAACCAGTTCTTGCTGCCGGCGGGGTCCACCACCATGTAGCGTGTCACGTCGTCGGTCGGGATCTTGTCCGGCCCGATCACGTTCACTGCCTTGTTGAACTTCGGGAACTTCGTGGTGAACGATTTCGTGGGCACCCCGTAGGCGCGGATCAGGATTTCCTCTCGGTTGCGGCCTTTCAAGTCCTCGCTCATCCGCTGGTATCCGCCGAACGGGTTGTCCTGCGAGTGGAAGTAATGCACCATGGCATTCCGGTTCTTCGACCGTTGGATGTAGGGAACCGTCTCGCCGTCGAGTAGTTCCGCCCTGCGTGACTCGATAGTCTCCGCTCCGTCCAGGTAGTCCTTGATCACCGGCGTCCAGCCGTCCACCGGCGTGAACGTCACCAGCATCTTCGCATTGCGCGTGAGCAGTCGGAACCGCAGCGTGTTGATCAGGTCTTCCCCGATCAGGTATTCGTCAAGCATCGCGCCGATGTTGTGCCACGTCGGGTTCATACTGCCCAGTTCCGCACCTTCCAGAATCGTCGGGTTGTTCTGGAACTGGGAATACGTTTTGAAAATGATGTGCGATCCGTTCGGCAGGATCAGCGAGGATTCCGCAAATCCGGTCTTCTCCTTGTAGGAAATGTATGTGGACGCGCCGGTTTGCTTCGTCTTCAACTCGCGCGGCAGCCAATGCCAGATCAGCGATTGCTGTTGGCGGATGGATACCTCGGAGTTCTGTGCGAAACAGAAGATGCAGGATCGCGGGTTCTCGACGGCAGCCCGCACCACCGAGTAGCATCCCCACACACTTTTGCCGCTGCGGTTCCCACCCAGGGCAAGGATCTCGTTCACGTCGTGCAGCGACTTGTCCGCTTTGTCCCAGTGTTTGAGCCTGAACGCATAGTTGTAGGGATCCTCCTCGCTGTTCTGGATTGCCTCATGATACAGCCTGTGGAACTGCGCCAACTCCGCAGCGGACATCAGGATCATCTCCTCGTCCGATGGCGGAGTCAAAACCGGGTGTTTGCGCCATTGCAGCATGTTACTTGAAGGTCACAAACAGAAATCCAATCACGAAAATAATGATGGCAACGGTTGTCGGGTCCATGTGTTCAGTTGGTTACTCTCCCACCACCTCGGCCTCGATTGCTCCCGCCTTCGCATTTTCTGCTATCCTTGCACGGATGGCAGCTAGTGTGGCTTGGGCTTCGTCAATCGTGGCTCCCTTGCGGT